GTCAAACGTCTCAGGGAACGGAGAAACCTTCCACCAATCTACCGTTCTCGCTAAGTTAAGCTTTGGTCCTGGCATATACTAACTCACTTGTTGGATTGTGGGGAAGGGGGCCGAAGCCCCCCTCCAAGCTCTCACCGGATCAAGTCCGGGCACCTTTACTCAGCCAATCCGTAGACGAAGCCGTTAGCCGCCGGGAACAAGCAGGCGAAGTTACGGTAGGTACGGAGCACAGCACGGAACGTATCTGAGGTGAGCAAGAAGTGAAGCACCGTTCCGTTAAGACCCTGAATCCATTCAACATCCTTGTCGATAGCGTGGTACCACGTATCCACGTTGGCGAAGCCAATATGGGTCGGTGGGAAGAAACGCTCAGCGATAACTGGAATGTCATCGAAGGCAAGGGTCGAATCCCGGATACCCGCAGGCAGCACCATCGGTGCGTAGCGAATCTGCGGAGCATACAGGTTGTAGATGTTGCGGCGCTGCTTGTAGTTGGTAACGATGTGCGTTGGCACGCGACCAGAAACTTCCATGATCGTGTCAATCGTGTCTCGGAGGTTATCCGGGTCAAGATCTACGACGTTCGCACCACCACCTGCGGCGTCAACAAGGGTACCGTTCCATCCATCAAGACCAGAACGTGTGATGTTCAGGTAGGCAGATGAACCGTTTGTACCGTCGTCAACAGCGCCGAAGAAACCGACAGGCTCCAGGTTTTCAGAACCCGCATGCGTCACCAAGTCGTTCGCAGCTACTGTCGCGATTTCGGCAGGTGAGTACGTGATGGTTGTGGTCGTTGCTTGCTGCGTAACCGAGGTTAGTGCAGAGTCAGCAACGTGGTTACCTGGGGAACCAAGAGACGAGCTGATGTCCACGTTCATGTTGCGGCGGATGATGTTACGAACTGGACGGCTGTCCTTATAGGTCGAGAGACCGAATGGGCTCTTTACGACAGCCACTGTTGAGCTTGTACGGCTCACAACAGAGGCGAGGACACCATCACCCTTACCGAGGATCATGCGGGCCATTTCGAGCTTGACACCTGTTACAGTGTTCTCAAGCTGGAGGGCTAGCGCGTCCTCGAAAGCACCCGGATTGTCTCGGGTTGCTGACATCGTAGGACCGCTGATTTCGAAGATGGCGTAGACGAACTTTGCCTGGACGAAGGCTTGGATCGGCTGGTCTGTCACAGCGTCACCGAACGAGCCCGTGTCACCACGAGCGTAGATGCCTTCATTCCATCCGAACTGTACCGGGAAGATACCCTTACGACCACTGAGGGTCAGTTGCTGGGTAATCTTTTCAGCAAAAGGGGTCGCCTTGTTCAACGCAATCTGAATAGCGTCCACGATAGGACGATCCTTCAGAATGGCATCGAGGCGAGCCAGTGTGCTTTGAGTTACGGCCATATAAAGCTCCTTAAGAGATTATGTTACTTCAGTTTGCTTTCCAAGGAGTTTTCCGGTACAGCTTCCGATTACACTATACAAGAAAGCCTTACTCGTTGTCAAGTAAGGCTTTCCAGCGCGGGGTGGGCTACCAGAGGGCTAAGCAGGCTTTTTGAATAGTAGCACCTGTCTTGCATTCAACGTCACAGTACTTTGAACGTTATCCGGTCCATGAGGCTTCTCGTGGCCGATACGGAGGGTTACGTTACAGTAGTCCTCAGTAGCATAGGTATCACCTATTACTGCTTCCACCAGCACTACATCTCCCTTTGCTACAGGTGTTCCATTACGATCATGCATAGATTATTGCCCCGCCGAAGCGATCTTACGGTTGATTTGTTGGATGAGACTACGGAATCTACCACCGCCACCTTCACGGTCGCTGGACTTATCTGTGAGGCCCTTAGAGGTTCCAGCGTTAGGATCATAGCCGCCCTGACCGCCTGTACCAGCACCTTCAGAGCCGGATACAGCGCCCTTGTTGGCCTGGTTCACGGCAGCCTGCTTCTGGGGTGTTACCACTCTAAGAGCTGGCTTACCCTTCGCAGCGGGGCCTAAGCCCTTGAGTTCACGAACGATACCGTCTACTTCACTAGTCTCCAGATTACCGTTGTTGGCCTGTACAGCAAGAGCAATGACTTTCTCTGCTGTACCAAACGGAACACCGTAAACCCTTGCTGCTCTTTGAGTTGCAGCAATAACCTGGTTTGCACGAGTGCGGCGGTCACGCTCTTCTACTGCTCTCTCCCTACGCTCAGCTTCACGAAGACGAGCTTCAGAGGCTAAGTCACGTAGTACCATCTCCTTAACCCTTGGATCAGCGTCCATGTCGCTCATCAGCGCAGCAACCTTCTTGTACACATCTGGCTGGTTTACGGCTAGGGCGAGCATCACCTTATCGGGAGAGGACTTAAGCTGCTCTGAGAACTCCTTCACGGACTGGAGCGCCTTAGAAGCTTCGAGCTGCTGGGATAGCACAGTCTCGGCTACGTCTACAGCGCTCTGTACGAGCTTCTCGTAGACAGGCAGAAGCTCTTTTGGCACGTCCTTCGCGGATACCCCTAGGTCGATGCCAGCTTCCGCTAGAGCGTCTTCAAGCTCCTGGTAGGTGACTTCCCCACCCTGCTCACCTTCCGTGCCCTGTGCGGCCTCCTGAGCAGCTTTCGCTTGAGCTTCGGGTGTTTCTGTAGCTTCCCCTTCAACTCCTTCATGAGTGATACCACGGGAGTCTTGAGGTTGCTCATTGCCCTCTAGGACCTTTTGAGTTAGCTCCTTTGCTAGGGCCTTAGTATCTATGGTCTCTTGACCAGTAAGATTCTGGTTATCAAGATCAGAACTGTCCAACTCTAGGCTACCTGCGCCTCCAGGCACTGTCATATACTACTTACTCCTTCTTGGTGAATGGGTTGCCCTTCTTCTCGGATTTAGCTTCTTCCTTCGGCATTAGGATCTGCACAAGGGCATCTACTAGTGCCTTACCGAGTTCGGTCTTGACATCTTGGGAGGTCTCTGCTTCAGAACGAATATTACGCAAAGCCTGCTCCTGTTGCAACATCTCCTGCTTCTGCTGCTCCTGTGACTGAGAGATAGCCTCTTCGTGCTGGCCCATGTGCTGCAAAAATGCCTGCTGGCGCTCCTGTGGCCAAGACTTGAACTTCAAGCCCTTCACGATCTTAGAGTGCTCTTGTAGGTGAGTACCGTGGTTATTCCAGACTTGAGTCTCCATACCACCTCCAATGGGCTGCCCAGAGTTCGGGTCTATCTGCATATCGTGCTGGCCAGAGTCAAAGGCGTTGTTCTCGTTCTTGGCTTCCAACACGTCTGGATCTACAGCATCCTGAGCTACGTCGATACCTGTAGCATTCATCGCAGCCTGGATCTTGTTCTGATCTGGCTGCCCATCTGGGCCTGCGAAGAACACAGCACCACCAGGAGTGCTCATGAGGCCGATTACTGTGTCTCTCATACTCTGGCGATTCCAGGTGTAGAGCGGGAGTTCATCCACGTGAATTGTGGCCTGGAGGTTATCCAGGTCTGCGCCAGAGAACTCTTTCCACTGGTAGGACTTATCTTCGCCTACAATGGAGATAGCGCGAGTCTCGGTGTAGAACTTAGCCACGTAATCGAGTAGAATGTAGCCAAGTTTCTCCCACGAAGGCTTCGAGTTGATGATAGCAAGCATAACCTGCTCACCCTCGTTCTTCGTGCGAGGAGGCATTCTGAAGCTGCTCTTCGACTCTCCTGGGGGTGGCTGCTCCTGACGACGGAACTTGTAGCCTCCAACAGTCATTATGTCATCGGCAAACGTGCTCCGTAGGTCCTGGAACTCCTTCGGGAAGGCTTGTGGATTCACCCACTCTGGCTCTGTACCAGGCTGTACAACGATTTCCTGCGCTGGCTCATCGTTGATCTCTCCATACTTTAGACCATCTCCTGTCTTACGAATAAGCTTTGGCACCACCTTGTTCATCCACTCAAGCATTCTGGCTTCCAGCTCTTCATAATGCTTGTTGCTCCATGTGATGTCATAAAGCGGCGATAGCCCAAGGGTTGGCCAGCCGGGCATCGGTACCCATCTAAAATGGACTATGGGCACTTGACGAGCAGGCAACGGGCGTGGAGGAGTTACCACAATTTTGTTGTCGGAGGCCGTCCACCACAGTCCACCAGGATTACGGCTGGAACGTGGGAGATAGTGCTCGATAATCAGCGCAGCAGGTTCTTTAGCAGGCATACCGCTTGAGAGCGTCTGCGGAAATACTGCCATTAGGTCCGTAGTAAGCGGGCCGGATACAGACTGGTAGGATAGCTGATCGGCTATCTGGTAGTCATACTTCGCTACACACTCGTCGTAGGTGAGCAGGAAGCCACACATTACGCCTAATGAGGGCTTAGGAGACCAGCGCACGAGCTGAGGAGCTACTACCTCAATACCAATCTCTCCAGCGTCTACCATGATCGGTTCTTTCATATTGGGATCAGGCTGTAGCGTTTGCGGATTGATTGGTATGATTCCCCCTTTTCCATCTGGGATGCCAAGAGGTAGCATGTCACCAGTATCGGTGTTCCAGAATACTCTTAGGTCAGCATTTCCTGTGGCCATAAGCCAAGCAGCAAGGTCGGTCCTCTTGTCTTCGAGACCTGTCTTGTCCCATAGGTACTTGAAGATCTGTTCTGCTAGCTCGGCTTTGGCCACGTTCTGAGCATTATCCGGCACAGCGGAGAAACGCACTCTGGACTGGAGGAACTGGCCTACATAGTCCGAGAACAGGGAAAGGGTGAAGTTGGTGATCGGGAAGCGTCTCCACTCAGGGATCTGCTTCAGATCCACTTCCATGAGCACTCTCCAGTGTAGAGAGCGGAGAAAGTCTACAACTCTCTTCCAGCGTTCTACCCAGAAGGAGTAGAAAGCGTCATGCTGGTGCCACTGGACACCAGTATAGGTGACAAACTCTTGAGGGCTAGCCTCTGGTCTCGGTAGTCTGGCCATTAGTCTTCACGATGGAAATGAGGGTTCTCTAGCACTGGCTCTGTCCGTTCTGGTCTTGGATAGTTAGGCTGGAAGCCTTTGTAGCGCATGAGACGGATATCGCTCACTAGCGGCTTGACAACTAGGTACCAGCCACTAACTCCAGCTAGGATTATACCACTAAGTGTTCCTAAAGCGAAGTCTAGCATTATCTTTCCCGGTAAAGGAGCTTTTGATAACGGTCTGAATCCTGTATCGCCTTCCAGATCACCTGGTCAGCAATGGGGAGCTTCTTGAGCCAAGCTTGTGCTTCCTGCTGCCGTACACCTAGAGCCATAATAGAGCAGCCATATATTAGGGCATCAGTGCTGTCAGCCCCATTAGCGCTCTCTTTATCAGGCTTTCCGTCCTTACCCCAGCTTAGACGCTGTACTTCCCAGATTAGTCGAGAGCAGTGCATCTCTCTCTCGTCCCATTTCCACGTAGACATGAGGGAATCGAAGAAGAACAGTCTGGGAGAGCCAAATGTGTCCTTATGGCCAGGGATCACGCCAGGGTACTTCTTGTCGGTATCGGGCTCTAGTAGGGCATGAGTACGCAGTACCATGTCCTCAATACGCTTACGCATGGGTAGGGGTACAGCGCCAATGGGAGCGCCTATGCGTTGGAAGTGCCAGTTGAGTTCTGCTGTGTCTTGCGGATTTGCAGAATCCACGTAGCAAGGGACAGCCCTGTCGCGCTTGCCTGAAATAGCTGCCATTCTTTCAGCACGGTGTGCAAGAGTATCGTCTTGAGAGAAGAACTCATCGGTGATAAAGTAGTTCCCTGCGTCATCCGCAGCAAAGTAAAGGGTTGCAAAACGGTGGTATTCTGGATCGCATACGAACCATCGAGCATAGTCCATTGGAATGTCGAATGCCTTAATAATGTGGACTTGTGGATCAAAGGTGCGGAACACGAGTCCAGTACGGGTAATGAACTCTCCGTACATTCTGGCTGCACGAACTGATGGATCAGGCCACTGGCGTTCAAGTTGCTTAATGTCCTCATCTGTAAAGTGAGGAACGAGGGAGTGGCCCTCTCTGTCGGCTACAGGCATGAGGATCACGTCGAGATCTTGTCTGTCTCCTGCGGTCCAAGGGATGTAGAGTTTGTCTCTGACCCAATAGGACTTGGCGTCAATGGGAGCGAAG